TTTCTTCGGTGGTGCTACAATCAAAAGATTGTCTATCAAGTCTAGTGATAAATCCAGGATAACAGGTTTAGTAGGACTCTGTTCCCATACGGTAGTTACAGTAGATTGATACGGTTTGTTTAATGTTACCTGACCTAAGGCAGTTGCTACTACAATCTCGCCAGAGGGCAGTCCGTCAGCGTCTGGTAAGAGTATCACTAATGACTTACCGAATTCATCAACGGTAACAGTAAAGTCTGTTCCTCGAATTGCGATTTGTGCAGTTGGTGTACTGATATTGATATTTTGTTTATTTATCTGTCCTATCTTACCAGTAATAAATCGAGCAGTACCACTTGCAAACTGCATATTCATTTTTGACTTGTTTGGATTCGGGTCAAAAATTACTTCATCAATTATTAGTTTACTATGCTCTGTGAGTCGAACTTGACTATCGTCTATAAATGTTATACCAAGTCGCCCATTAGCTGTTCGTACATCATCCATTTGTTGAATGTCTTGTTCTAAAGTTGCAGGAAAGGTGTCATCACGAATGACAGCACCTTGCCCGCGTAGTTCTGTAATGCTTCCTATATCAGCATGAAGTGGTAGAACCACCATCATTCTGAACAACACAAATATTGCTGTTTGACGCATCACTTTCTATTTTAAGCCAATCAAGTGCAAGTGTAGAGGTTTGCTCTATACTTAAAGTATTTGTACCGCCATTTAAGTCTAAGTAAAAATACCCACCGTCGCTTGATGAAGCTCCATATCCTGACTTAGTTAAAGTCATTGTATTACTATCCCCAAAGATATCTATATATGCTGTATAATAGTCGGAATCTATGTCAAATGTAAAATCATTACTATCGCCATCTAGTATGAAGTCTAAATCTAAATAACTTGCTCCACTCACTTGTGCGATGTCCCAATCAAAAGTATTTGAACTACCTGTAATATCAAAATTGATATCTGCAAAGTCTGCTGTGTTTAGACCTGTAGTATCCATAGAAAATTCAAACTCATTACTGTCTCCATTAAATTCAAAGTAGCCAGTAAAATTATCGCCAAATATTCCATCAGTTAGAAATTTATTTGAAGACCCAATTTGATTTATATCAAATGTCCATGTACCCCCATTTAATACAGCTGCTGTCATCGTTCCTGACACTGCGTCTGTACCTCCAATAAGGTTGCTAGACCCAAGCTGCTCAATATCAATATTTACATTGTTACCTGTTTGGTCTATATAAATTTCATTGTCTGCCATTAATCCAAAGGATAGTAGTAAAAGTAATATTCTCATTACTTCTCTCCCCAGTACTTCCAGTACCCTTTCTCTTTGCCTTCTGTAATCAATTGTACTACTGCAGTTTCCATTGCTGCTTGTACAGCTATAGATTTGCTTTCGTTCATTGCATTTCCGCTTTCAAACTCTACGAGTTTTGTGCCTTCTGCTACAAAACGAAAAAAGTCATTTGATACTCCAACAGAGAGTATTTTCTTTGACGTAAGGATTTCCATTAAGATCTCTCCTGTGCTCACAGAAACTAGCCTTAATGAGACCACTACGGTATCCTCACGATATTGCTTGGAATTACCGATGCCTAAATACCTAGCACCCATACCTCCAGTTAATAAATTAGTGTTATAATCCACTATACCCCCTTCAATGATTAGACCCGCAAACAGTAGTGGAAGCTGCTCGTCATCGTCATTAAAACTTTGTCTAGTCTGTCTAATTAATTGTCTTTCTCTGGTTAGATGGTCTAATCCAGTTCTTTCTACAACTTTGAAAAAGCCAGACTGTTTGAGTGCTCGAATGAGATATGTTTCAGGAGCCATAGTAACGGCAGTACTAAAACTAGCTATACCATCAACACTCTTTCTTTGTCCTGTTGAATCTGTAAACTTATATACGGCCACCACAGGATATCGTGACGGCATTGGAACATTTTGAATTGCATCTGTAACTGGTTTTTCGACGACAGCGTCCCCAGAAAAGCATTGCGCTTTCCCAATAATGCTTATAACATCTTTATAGTCGCCGTCTGGATTTGTTACACAAGGTGACACATAATTATAATGTGTCCAATTTGCACAACTACCCAGTAGGAAAACCGAAATCGCCAATAGGGATTGTGATTGTAGTTGTCTCACCAGTTGCCTCATTAAATATGGTCATAGTTATTGATATTCCATCACTAGTCCAAGTAATTAAATTATCAAATAACAAAAATGATCCGCTCGTAGCAGGGTTTTCTCCAAACAGCTGGTCTACCAACTGACGAGATAACTGTGCATACACTCTACTTTCAAAGTTTTTAATAAATCTTGCGAGAGTACTATTTTGTTCCTCTCTTTCTGCAGCTTCTTTTAATGCTTTTATTTCTGCAGCAATTGCATCCTTTCTTGACATCTCTTGTGAGTCAATAGTGAGATAGTGGCTAGATGTACCTACGCCACTAAATGAAGGATTTTTAAATCCAAATTTAATTTCATCGGCTTGTAATTGATTGCCAAGTATAGTACCTAATAAAAGTACTACGAGTAACTCTGGCCACCAATGTTTACTTTCGCTTCTTTTCATTTTCTTTCATTTGTAAAACGGTGTTTACCTTTTGCTGTAAACGAATCATATCGTTGTCGAGCATACGAATTTGGTCTATTAACTTTATTAAAGTAATATGCATTTCCTTTATTGCTGGATTGATTACTTGCGTTATCGTAGTCCATACAAAATAAACAAAATATCCAAGTCCGACCATCGCCACTATAGGGAAGCCAAATTGTTGAATCGCACTTACTATATCCAATTTCTTATTCCTGTCTCTGAAGGTAGGATATCATACGCTTCATTTAAAAAGCTTGCCATATAATCGGCTCTGTTTATATCTACTTCATTAGGTTTTAAACTAGTCGTCCAAGTATAATCTTGTATTTGCGACATAGTAGCAGTATCTTTTACAGACATCACTGCACCACACAAAGCACCATATCTTGACCATTCATCTCCTTTGTTACACCAAAGCATTAAATGTGGCCAATGTATTCCGTGTTTTACTTTTTCGGAGGGAACTGGTGTACCTCTCCAACCTCGTGAACATTTAAATCCTTCTCTTAATCCTACTCTCCACGCTTGGTGGTCGCCATATTCACAAGTACTTAAACTTTTATTTATAAACTTACACTCTATATCCCAAACAAACTCTCCTGCTGTCATTGGAGGTACTGCTTTTGTTAAAAACTTAGTGGGAAAAATTTTTATTCCACCATTTCCATTTTCAACTCCATTTGGGTTTTTAGCAGTGTAAGAAATCATCGTATCAGGGCTCGGTATTTCTACATCGTCCAGAAAGTTTTTGTGAACTATATTATCTCCATCGATTGTCATAGTCCATGGTTTCTGGCTAAGAAGACCTGCTTTATGATGAGCAAGTTCAATACCTAGTACTCCTTCGACTCTTTTTGCTGTTGGGCATTCTTTTAGTAATATGTTATAGTGTTCATCAGCATTTGCTTCATCCCAACTTATAAATACTACTTCAATCTCTTCTAACATCAATACTACCGTCTTCTACAAAATTTTCTGCTCTTGCAATTCTTTCTAAATCTGGAGTTAATTCTAGTGCAGAACTGACACTAGTGTCTAAACGAATCATGTCATTGTTCATAGTTTTTACACGAGTAATTAGACTAGTTGTAAACATTTTTAAAGTGTTTACTTGTCCAACTACACCTCCCATAATTTGTTTCATTATGAGAAATATAAAACCGCCCATGACTACAGCAGCCGCAATGGGTGCTCCAACCTGCGCTATTAATGTCCAAATATCCATGTGTTAACTTGGAAGATTCCAAGCATGCCAAAAAATACAGAAACCTGTATTATACTTGCATAAGTAATTTGCTTCATTGGATGTGTTTTTTCCAATTTTTCAAATATTTTCTCAGAATCCAATGCTCTCTCCACAACCGCATCTATAGGCTTCCTTTGGATTAATAAAAACGAATTGCTCGTTTAATCCTGTTATCTGGTAGTCTAGTGTCATTCCTTCCAAATAAGGCGCAGATTCAGGGTCGATTCTAAATTTTATACGCCCCCAATCCAGTACCAAATCATTTGTATAATTTTCACTGTTAAAATCAAAACTATACTCCATACCACCGCAGCCGCCCCCAGTAAGACCAAGTCTAAAAACATAGTTCTCCTGTTGGCTCGCTTTCTGTATAAGTCTAGTATACGCCTCATTTGTTACCTCAATCATTTTATAAAAAGCTTTATAACTTTAGTTAATCTTCCTGCTTTCATGATTTTGTGTATCTTTCTGAACATTTTTCCTCCCAGTTTTGGATTGCTTTTCTTATAGAATCCTCTGCTAGAACTGAACAATGTAATTTAATTGCAGGTAACTGTAGTGCTTCTGCGATATCTTTGTCTTTGATTAATTTCGCTTCTTCTATAGTTTTTCCTTTAAGCATTTCTACAAACATGGTGGAACTTGCGATGGCGCTACCACACCCATAAGTTTTAAAACGAACATCTAGTATTCTATTACTTCCTGGGTCTAGTTTCAAATCTAATTTCATGACATCACCACACGCGGGTGCACCTGTCATTCCTGTAGCTACAGTGGGGTCGTTTGGGTCAAAGCGTCCAACATTAAATTGTTTAGGACTTGCCAAGACTTGTTCAAATCTTTCGACTACCTCTTTACTGTACGCCAATTTTCTTTATTCCAAATACATAGTTTTCTGCTGCATCTTCTGCATAACTTTCACTATGTCCTGTGTATAATTCTTCGGAGATTTTTTCTCCATGTTTATCATAGAATATGGCTCCGTAGTGGCCATCTTTTCTAAATGTATCGGCTCTTAAATCGCCGTTCACAAAAGTACTAAGTGTAATCATATCTTCCTCCTCTAATAATCTCATATAATGTATGCACATTAGTTTTTAAGTAATTTTTCCATTAGTTTACCATAATTACCTTGACCAAAAGGTAATTCACTATTAATCTGTACATTCGTTTGATTCTTAATATTAGAGGCCTTAGCCTTTTCTAGTTCTGCCATAGCTTTTATTTCATCCATTCTCATCTTGTGTGCCATTTGCAACAAGTCAGCTATGTCCTTGTTTGTATAAATTTGTGATTCTTCAGCTTCTTCTAGCTTGTGTTCTATAATATCGTCAAGTGCAGTGGCTAGTTTAAATCTATTACGATAGCCTGTGTCTAAATACACTTGATCAATGTATTGTTTTATTTCTCTTTTACCGAGGTACTCTTGAACTTTATTTTCATCTATTTTTAGGCGTAAGCATACTGCTGGTATGTTACCTAGTTCTAAATAAGCGTTCGCTATTTCTAATCCTTCTGGACTCATTTTTGTTGCGATTTCATTTTTCATAGTTTTTGTCCAAGTACCATATAATCTCTATCCCATTGTTCTGCTTTTTCTATTTCGGGAGAAATTATTTTAAAGTTATTATTTATTACTTCATTTAATTCATCTGGATTGTCTATACCTAGATGATATTTGTGGGCTTCAAAGTCGGTTCCTAATAGTAGTAACCCGCCCTTCTTTAGATAAGCGGTCATATTATTAATGCCGCGTCTCCAATCGTATCCGTGGTCTAATACATTCCAACATAGTAGAAAGTCTACTTTGTTTTCTAATTCTGGCACTAAAGTTTCATAAGGTACTGAGTGTAGCTTATAATCTTCTTCTGTAAACCAGTCTTTAATTTTTGTATTAGGTAAATCTTCTTTTTTATGCCACTTCGTTTTGCCTGGAAAAACAAGGTCTTTACTTTTCTCTATATGTATAAGTTCATCTAGTAAAGGTTCCATGCAATGTTTTTCATTGTTTGAACTAAAATAAGAAAGTGCGGGTCTAGAGCCACAACCAACGTCTAATAATACTTTATTATTGAAGTATTCTTTGTGTAAGCCAAATTTTAAAAAGATGTCATTCCATTGCTCTTCAAAAACATCAAAGTCTCTGTAGTTGTAGCATTTTTGATAATTTAGCTCGAAAGGTTGATTAACTTCCGCCCACTCTTTAAAGTTCTCATTCATACATGAATTATACCAAAAATTTTATCCAAAGTCAAGAATTATTTATGCGAGCATCGTCAGGATGCAAAGTTCTGCGTTTTTTACAAATCCGTCAAATTTTCCAAAGTAGTACGTGTAGAGGGGCGTGAGAAATTTAGAGCTTGGGTGGTCTAATAACCCCCCTATGTTTGCCCCTAAACATTTATAAAATGTTTGGTTAAATCTATTGCTTATCGCTGTGATTTTGGTAAAATTATTATAACTAGAGAGGGAAACACGTTCACAATCTCAATCGGCGAAATCCGATTCGCACCCGAAAGGCGTAAAGCGATACACAAAGAGGTTAGAAAATTCCTAGCTTGGACTGTTGCGACAGGGTAAGCAAAACAAAACAAATATTAACAGGGGGACATTATGAACTCTAAATTTTATATGATGTTATTGAAAGCAAAACATACTGCTGAAGATGAATTGCTTTCAATCAAAAAAGAAAAGGAATTGTTTATTGCTAAACTAGGTAAGGAAACTAAAATTACTAAGGTTATCGGTAATCAACTCAAAGACTTTGACAAAAGAATGAATATAGCTAGAAATCATATTCGTTCTTTGAAACAAAGGTTAAGGAATGGCTAGGTTGTCATTCTTGGGGCTAGGCGTTGCCCCCATTTCAAAGCAACGCCAATTTTTATAAGGGGCTAATTATGGCTGATAATAAAAAAGAGGGATTTAGCAAATTAACTAAATCTGCAATGCAAACTGAGATTAACAAAGCAACAGGTTTAAAACTGTCGGCACTCGACAGGGCTAACGCTGATGACATTGTTAAACTTGCTCAATACTTAACATCTAAGGGTGTGAAAATTGAGGGGGTTAAATAATGGTTAATACTCATAACCACACAGGCACTATTGCCTGTGTGGTCGATACTGAATGTACCTATATATCCAAGAATCCTAGAATGGTTTTTCATTTTGGGGCAACGATTGGGGATATAGAGCAAGAGAACTCTTTTCGTGTAATCAAAATGGATTACTATGTAAAAGAGGTAATGCAAAACATAGAGATGTTTTTACATAGAAACAAAGAGGGGGAAGCCTATGGCTATAACTCATCTATGAGAAACGCTTTGCATGACGCTTTTGACAATTTCCATAAGGTTAAGAAATGGAAAGAAATTGTTGAGGAATGGCAAGACTATATGCACTCTATGAATGTTAAATATTTAACTTCTTATAATTTCAATTTTGATATTGGAACAGGCGACAAGGTAGGAACTATCAGAAAGACACATCAACAACTGACTGATAAGACTTTCTACTTGCCAAGAGGGGTTGACTATTTTTGCCTTATGGATATTGCAGGAACTATGTTTATGAATCGAAACTATAGAAATTTTATTCAAGGTTTAGATGAAATAGACATACAACAAATGCGAACTGACAAGGGCAATCCTAAATATTCGGCTGAAGCCTGTATGCGATACTTAAATAAAGATGTTTATTTTCAAGAACAACATACAGCTTTGAGAGATTCACTTTTAGAATTTCGTTTACTTGCTCACTTTTGGAAAAGGTGGAAACCAAACATCAAAAGAGATTTTGTAAACAATGTTCGAGGTGTATCACTAAAGAATATTAAAGAGGGTGTATCTGTTGCCAAGCGACTAGAACAAAGACGTGGCAAGGTATCAGACACGCCAACACAAATTGAATTAGCACTACAAGGGGGTAAATAATGGCTAAACAATTAGAATTAAACTTTGACGATAATACGCCAACATTTATTGAATGGTTTACTGCTGTGAATGTAGAACATCACAAACATGGCGAGAAACCATATACAATAAGCGAGGGCGTAGAGGTGTATAAGAAATTGGTAAAATCCAATTTCTTTACAATGCAATCAAATATATGGAATAGCAAAAATGAAAATTGAAGATATGCACTCATTAAAACTGAAGCGAATTCAGAATCTTGTTTTTACTATTTCAACTTTCTGTATTGCAATAGGGATACAGGGGCTATTGCCCCTGCCTTTTGAATATGCATGGTTTTTCATTTTTTCAGGAAACTTAGCTATCTATTGGGTAGCTTGGTCGCAAGAAAAAAGAAAACTTATGTTTTTAACTATTGTTATGTTTATTGCTCAAGCAACTAATATAGCAAGGCATTATATTTGGGGGTAATCATGTTAAGAAATAAGACTAACTTTGTTGATCGATTCTATAAACTGAATCCCAAGATCAGAATCTATGACCTAGATGGAACGATTATAGATTCTAGCCATAGGGCGAAACATGACGAGAATGGAATTCTTGACCTAGAGCATTGGAAAGCGAATAACACAAAAGAGAATATTTTTGCTGATTCGCTTTTGCCTTTATATTGGCAACTTGTTCACGACTACAAGCAAGGCGATATAATTATACTTTGCACAGCTAGGGAATTGAACAAGCATGATTGGGAATATATCCACTCAATGGGGATTTATTACGATTATGTTAAATCAAGACCTGTTGGGGAAACCATGACAGATTGGAAACTAAAGAGAAATCTTTTAAATCCTTTTTTCAATCTGAAACCATTTCGGAAAATTGAAAAATATTTCTATGACGACAATGAAAGCAATCTTGCTCAACTGTCGAGCATGGGGGCAATTACTTTCAATGCTAAAGAATGGAATCTTAATTGTGGGGTGAAAATGTAAATCTATAGGGGGCGACTTGGAAACAGGTTGCCCCTATTTTTTTGCCCAAATTCTAAATGCGAATGATTCTCATTCTCATAATGATTCTCATTCTCATTTGGGATTGCGCCGAAGGCGCCGACCGCAGTGCAGTAGTGATGTGATGAAATGCGCGCAGCGCCAAAGCCAGTGCAGTAGTGATATGATGAAGTCTTTCTGTCAAGGAGCGACTTATCCACAGGATATCCACAAGTCTCTGACGCAACGCGAGCCTATCCCGCCCCCCACCCTATTATTGTAGCACACTTTTCCGCTCTTGTCAAGAATTATTTTTAAAAAAATTAAACCCGCCGAAGCGGGTTCTTGATTAGGAACAAATGTCGATTAATCTTTTGATTGTTTCTGCATTAGCTCTTTCTAGCGAATTTAAGAAACCTTTGTTGACTTTTACGATTTGCTCTAATTCTGCAACTAATGTTGCTTTTGTTTTTACTACTTTTTTTACTTTTTCTACTTTTTTCATTTCTTTCTCCTTGACTATGGGTAATATTATAGGCGCTTTGGTCGACCATGTCAATAGCCACAGCAAATTTATTTAATCTTTTTTATCCACAGGTTATCCACAGCACTTCGCGCCGATTTTACCACACATTGAAAGCGGGGTCAAGGGTTTTTTTAATTTTTTTGCAACTTTTTCGCTTCGCAAGTCTCTCCAACCACTCCAAACCCCGCAAAGCCTTTAGGCATACGCTTTTGACCCCGACACACCGCGCCGACACGCCAGTGCAGTATCGAAACGAAGTGCGAAAGTGAAGTGCTAAAGTGATGGCGGGTATTTTCAAGGTCTTTATATTTTATCACGGATTTGCGCGGGTGTCAAGAGAAATTTGACGAAATTTTGCGTTTTTTGGCGTTAATTCGAGCGAAGCGAGGTGGTTTCGCGTCCCGCCCCCCGAAGTTCCGACCTGATTTTTTATAAATAAATCACATTTTTTATTGACAAGCGTATACACTTCGGATATAATATATTCATACAAAAAAGGAGAAAAATGCAAATACTAGAAATACCACAGGACATTTTAGACATAATGCACAAAACTCAGCACGAACACGCAGAGTACTGTGAATTTGGTATCGACATTACAGTTGATAGCAAAGGAGTGCTCAAAGTGAGAGATATGATGGGAATGTGGACTAACGATAAGCAGTGGACTAGTGAATTAGAACCTGCTGTAGCATGGGACTTAATACGAAAGTGGTGGAGAGATGAGGAAGATAACTTATTACACCAAAAAATGAAGAAGGACATCGAGAAACAAATCGATACTCTGCAAGGCGAACTAAAAGCATTAGAAAACACTGCGAAGAAAAAGAAGTGGTTTTGGTAAAATAATTCAAATTTCTTCTTGACTTGACTAATCAAAGCGGTTATAATATATTTATAACGAAAGGAGAAAAAAATGAAAAAATCAAAACAAAAAAATTCAAAGTTTTTCAAAAAATTCCTTGACAAAACTAAACAAAGCGTATATAATATTATTTTATTTGGGAGAAAAAAGAAAATGGCAAACGCAAAAAATTATACAGACGAGATGGTTGCACAAATGACTGCAGCATACACAGAAAACCCTACAAGGGAAACAGTAGACGAACTTGCTTCTACACTTGGCAAAACAACAAGAAGTATCATAGCAAAGTTATCAAGAGAAGGTGTTTACATTGCTCAACCTAGAACAACTAAATCTGGCGAACCAGTAGTTGCTAAAGCAGAGTTAGTGTCAACAATTCAAGAACACTTCGGTATCGAACTTCCTACTCTTGTCAAAGCAGGTAAGCAAGACCTACAAAGATTGGTTGACGCAATCGCTCAGTAATCGTCAAGGAGTGATTACCCTAAGTAATCCATTTTGAAAAGGGTATCTACTTTACAGAAGTGTCTACGGAAGCACATCCAATGGGAAAGTAGCAGGTTCGAGTCCTGACCTGTAAAGTATCTCTGCCCTTCTCAAAATGACCACGCTCCGTTCGTCTAGTGGTTAGGACACATGGTTTTCATCCATGCAACAGCAGTTCGACTCTGCTACGGAGTACCAAGTTGAGAAAATAATTCACATTTCTTCTTGACAAAAGTGAAAAAAGTGGGTATAATATATTTATATTCAAAAATGGGAAAAACGCAAAGGAAAATCAACGCGAACAGAACCACCGACCGAGATTTTATCATCAACTGAGTGGGAAAGCAACGAGGAACTTTCAACACACCCATTTGGGTTGAGTGTCAGGAGTGATAACAGACCAATTTGATGGTAGCAACACTAGATTAACTGTTCACTCAACCCCACCTTCGAGAAAATAATTCAAAATTTTTCTTGACAAGAGGTTAAACATTGGGTATAATATACTTATATTCAAAAAAGAAAGAATGACAACCAACGCAACATTATTCGGCACAAAGGAATAATTACGGAATGGCACTCGCCCAGAAAAGGAGTCGCCAAGTGAGGCATCACATAAAATATCGCCGTATGCTTTTTATACATTGTAAGGGCGCGTTAAGGAGAGCAATGTACGTCGGTTTGATACTCGTATACAGAGATATTTCACGCAAGAAAAGTGAGTGTATACCCGATTAACTGGTCGGTTAAAAAGTGGAGCAACTACCCTTATCAGTAATTCCAAACCTGAGTGTTCGCACAGATGGTCCACTGGTGGTAAGTAGCGTAGCGGAGTCGCCCCTTCAGCACTGTGTCGACAGTATAAAACCTTGAGGATTAGTGTAAATTACACAAGTAAAACAGTAAATTACACAGTGATTGACGCCAGATGCGACTATAACATCAGGTAGAGTGACGAAACCACGCTTTGTGAGTTCATACCAGTAATTCAGAGGAAGCATTGCTTATAATCTGACGAGGAGTTCCACATAAATAGAAAACGCGGCGAATGTAACGAGAGCATAGTCTTGGGGCGATTCAGTTTTAACTGTCAAACCAAGCACCTTATCGTGAAACACTATTAATTAAACTTCAGTGTGCGAGTAATTTGAACTACCATAAGAACGGCAAATTACCATCAAGTAATGAGAGCATAGGTTGAACGAAGCAAGTAGCATAAGGAGGGGAAAGAAGTTTACATCTTAGGTCATCGCCCATGATAGATGTAGTAGGAACTTCATGCTTAACTGCGAAGAGAGAACCCACACAGACGCCTTCGGGAGCAGAGTAGTAGGGACATTGGGGGCAGTAAGCAACTTAGTAGTAAAGAGAGGGAAGCGTATATACGACAAATCACATCAACCCTGATACTACAATGCTGTGACAGGTGTGTCATAAAATGCCGAGACACCACAGTGGTTAAACAAAAACTCAAAAACGTTTTGGGGAGTAAGGAAGCAACACAACTTTAGCGTGGCATGCCTTACTCCCTTTTTTATGGTTCACATAAAGTACACATTCAAAATTTCCTACCTATCAAAAAATAGTTCTTGACACAGACTTAAAAAGCGTATATAATATATGTATCAAAAGAAAAAGGAAACCACATTTTCCTAGATTAATGAGTGTGGCGTCCCCAAACGGAGATTGGGCAGTGGAGTATGAGACAGACTCCACACTTATATTAACAATTTTATTTACAGGAGGTGGCACAATGCCAGCAAAATTTAAACCATCACAAAAAGTTTATAAGAGAGGTGTTCCAGCATCACAACTGCCAGTGCAACACTTTTACTTAAAAAATACACCAAAAGAGGAGTTATTCGCTGAGATTAACAAATCAAGTGTAAAACCGAAGCAAAGACAAAAGTGTCTAAACGAACTCGTTAGACGAGGCATCAAGGTACAGTGGGTATCTAAGGAGAGTGTGTAATGAAGGCATGGGGTAATGTGCATATATCACATAAAAAGAAAACATCACAAGGAAATGGTCGTGGCACTTTCAGTATAAATATGAACAAAAGTAAAAAGCGTTCATACAAAAAATACAGGGGGCAAGGCAAATGAAGAAAATTCTCAATGCAATATTTGACGATTTTGACAGCGACAGTCCGTTAGAGTGGGCACTGTTAATCGCAGGATATACAGTGCTTGGACTAATACTGCTTGGAGGTATATTACAGTGGACTTAACAGTAATACTTCTAACAGCAATGTTTCTAGTCTATATGTATTTTGATGACAGAAACGACAGGTGGAAAGGGTAATGGCAAAGATTATCCCTTTTCCTCTGGTCACAGAAAGTGATAAACTTAGAGAGTTGCTTGTAGCACAAGAAAATGAAATAAAGATTGTGCTGCAGGAACTCGAAGATTTAAACGATTTAGTAGTCGATTTAACTATTGAGTATGAAGAATTACTCAATAAACTTTGCAAAATTAACGGCATCAATTTGGAGGAGAGATATAATAATGATAATTAGAGGTAGTATGAATTACGACAGACATGGTCGTAAGCGTAAAAAAGCGATAGGTTGGAGTAAAACTAAACGCAGAGAATATAAATGGGCAAAGGAACAGCGCGGTGCTATGGTAACGCCTGTGGATAAGAAATTTTACCCCAGTGCAAAACCTACCGAATATACTCCTCCTCCAAGTGTCGAGTATAAAAAAGAAATTAGTAAACAATATACTGTAAGTATCGCTTATAACAAGGGTGCTTATCAGGTAATTCCAAAAAGTGAGGTGAAAGACATTGGCAAGTAAACATTATAAAGTGGGCATGAAAGCAAATGCTAGTAAGATAGTAGCAATTCGATATCCTGCTGATACTAAACCAAAGTATGAGCATTGGGAATGTCCGACAAGAAACTGCGGTGCGATGGATGTCGAACTAGCAGATGGTAGAATAATTAGCAGTGAAGAACTGAACTTAGGGAGGTTTGCAGATGTTAGATGATTATGGTAAATTCGTAGACTCTACCACCAGTGCAGAATCTAAGTTCACAGGCGATTTTATTGCTAGATTGAGTCAACTACAAACACGACATAAGAATATACATTTTAGTAGACTTATGACGAGTGCTATTGGTATGTTGGCAGAAAGTGGAGAGTTTACGGAAGTTATGAAGAAAATCTTTTTTCAAGGTAAAGTATTAACTGAAAATGAGAGATTTCATATGAAGCGTGAACTCGGTGATGTACTCTGGTATTGGATTCAAGGTTGTATCGCACTTGGATATAGTCCAGAGGAAGTAATGCAAGAGAATATTAACAAACTCGAAAAGCGATATCCTAATGGTTTCGAGGTATTTAGAAGTGAAAACAGGGAGAAAGGTGATATATAATGGCAAATCATGTATATTTTAATGTAGAAGTAGAAGGACTGACTGAAGAACAGTTCAATTGTCTGTGGAAAACAGAAGAAGTAAAGTATAAAAACTACAATGATGATGACTGCACTAGACAAGACCTAGTTGACTTACATAATCAACCATTCATGCTAAAAATTGAAAGAACAGAGGATGAAGATGGTTGGATTGAAAACAGTTATAACTGGTATTGTGATAATATAGGGGCAAAGTGGTGTCACATTGAGGACTGGGAGTGTTATCCAGCATTTTCAGGATATAGTGCGTGGTCTCAACCAATATACTTAGTAGAAAATCTACTTGCATACGCTAGTAATAGATTTGGAGTAGAATTGAGTGCAAAAATGACCTATGAAGATGAGTTCAGAAACTTTATTGGAGTAGATTATTTTGAAACATATTTAGACGAAGACGGAGAGTGGTATACTGCATCTGATGAGAACACACTGAATGGTGATGAACTTACTGAAAAAGTAGAAAAACACTTTAATATGGAAGATGACTTTGACTGGGATACATACAGTGAAGAACTGGAAATGACAGCAATGGAGTACATGGACGACTTAGTTTATAGTTTCTTCGAGAATGGAGTGCTAAAAGATGACTGAGTATAGCGATGCTGTAGATAGACAAAGACTTCTCATAGAAGCAGAGAAGTGGGCAAAAGGAACTGCTAACATACACGCACATAGTTTGAATTCGATGTGGTATGATAGCAGACCTGAAGATACTGAGGGAGGTAAGTCTGTAGTGGACATTACCTACAACTCAGGACTAATAGAAAGACGACTAGACAATGGGAAAGTAGTTTACTTTGGTAAAAAATTGACTGGAGATGAACTAATTCGAGAGTATGTTCGTAAAAATAGTGATAAACCGAAGAAAAATTATGTCTACATCTAAGGAAGAAAGAGAAATCGAGTTTTATGCTTGGGAAAAGCAGTGGGGAACTGAAGAAGCAATAAGAATTGCTAGTGAAGAATGGGGTGTATCCACAGTAGCAGTAAAACTCATGGTAAGAGAATGGGAGGACAACCTATGGCTGTAAATTATACAGAAGAACAAGTCAAATACATGGTAGATGAATACAGTGAAAAACCTACGAGAGAAACAGTAGAAAATCTAGCAGATGAATTAGATAAGAGTATAAAATCTATTATAGGAAAACTAAGTAGAGAAGGAGTATATAGGAAAACTATATACACAACGAAAACTGGTGAGAAACCAATAACAAAGCAAGAATTAGTAGAAGAACTAGCAGAGATAATGGATGTTTTACCTCAAGCCCTAGCGGGGTTAGAGAAAGCACCAAAATCTGCACTAAAAATCTTAAGGAGTAAGTATGAGAATATGTAAGGTTCTAGTAGGAAAGCACAAGCATGCACAAGTTTTAGGATTAGTCGAAAGCCCCAGCGGGTACAAAGCGAGACTAAAATACCCAGATGGTTCAAGAGACATTGTACCTGTAACGCACATAAGAATGCTACAGGATGAAAGTGTACCTAAAAGTCGTAATGCAAGTTTCTGGGATAACCACTAGACGGCGTACAACTTGTAATAATTAGCCCCACATTGTTGGGGTTTTTTATTGCTTAAAAAATTTTGAGTTGGCACAAATTGAGAGAATTAAGAACGAATT